GAGAGCCTTTGCGAGAAACTTTTTTACGTTGTGCCATGATTAAAAATCTCCTTTCTTAAAGAGGGTTATTGATACCGAGAAGGTAGCTTGCGGCGGCTGCAATAGCCGTTACGAGGGCAGTAAACCACTTATTCATATAAAAACATCTCCTTTCCAAAAAAAATCCCTCTAAAGCCAATTATAAGGCAATAGAGGGGAAAAATCAATAATCAGTTAGAACGATTACGGGCGTCCTCTGCGACAGCTTCAGCGGCGGCCGAGAAAACTTCCGGAGGAATAGCACTAGCGCATACAGTAACAGGGACTTCGTAAGAATCTACACGGCCAGTGGAATCATCAAGCTCTCCAAGAAGCATAAGTGAAAAATCATTAGGATAGGTAGCCAAAGGGGATTGAGGAGCCATACGAACACGATTATAGAAAGAGCGTTTACAAAGGGCTTCGCTATCACTCACTTCAAGACCGATATACTTTTGAGCAACTTTATCATAAACACCGAATAACAGACTTTTAGACATAAAAATTCAACTCCTTGAATAATATTTACTTACCAAAAAAAACAACCTAACAAGGGGGGCGATGCCTGGGCTAGCACACGCACGAAGGCAGGCGACAAGCCTATCCAGCACAACAGATACGTTACGCTCGTTAAGCTCAACACGTTCGTGAGCAAATCCGACAGGTATGTCCAAAAAAAGACGGAAATTGTGAACAACGAAGGAAACACGAACATATTCCGAGGACTCAATGCGTTCAAACTGCAAGCTGGGGAAAAGCAAAGAAAGCATAAATACAAAATTCATACTAATACCTTATAGCCCATGTACATAAAAAATAACAACCAAAAGCAGAAATGATAGTACTATCTCTATCACTCATGCAACGGCTTTCACGGTACATCTGAGCCGAGTTCATGTCGCCGAAAGGAAATACGGTAATATCAAGAGGTACGCGGTCTGGCAGTTTCAAATGGACGACACTCCTTTCTTATTTGATTTTGTAATACTCTATTAACACGGACAGCCTCAGTTAAAGACCGTTCCGGAATAGACATGGCCATACGATAGCAATATAATTTGCAAGCTTTATATAACACTTCATCTATAGACTTAAGCCAGTTCCAATAAGTAAGAGGCACCCGAGCAGTATAATGATGAACGAGATCTGAAGAGATAACCATACGCACAGAGGAAGGAGAAAAAACATTACGCCAATTTCTTTCAAACCAAGTATAACCAATACCACGCCGCAAAGACATAGTATGAAAACTAGGAGTAATCCCTTCAGGAAGCTCCGTATCAACAAGCTTTTTAGTAACATAACCAGAAATGTAGCGAGCGGTAGCATTAGAAAAATCATTAACGGTATGAAATCCAAAAGGCCACAGACGAGAAATAGTATCAGACACATAATCATAAAAACGTCCGTTCTTGCGAATAACTTTCCTATCATAGCTGAAGTCCTCTCCAAAAATAATTAAATGATAGTGAGGGCGAGAATATCTACTACCGTATTCACCAACACAATAAAACCGAATAAGAGTATTTCTAAGACCAAGAGCTTTGCGTAAACGTTTAAGAAATAACTGTACATGTTCCTTGCGCAAAGTCGGAATACCAGAATCAGAAAGGGGTAAATTATCATTGTTGTAAGTAAGAGTAAGAAAAGAAACTTTATCAAAACAAGAAGCCTCCTGTATAATACGGTGTGACCAATCACGGCGCAGAGCAGCACGACATTCAGGGCATTTACCGCAAGGAATTTTCATTTCAGAACCAGTAATACCTTCCGATCGGCGGAAAGTAATAGAACGAGGTGAACGTATGAGCTGACCTTTAATTTTGCCGAAAGTTACCTGAGGGGCATAACCAAAAACATTAGTTTTGGGCGCTACTCTCCAAGCAGTTAAAGGATTTTGACACATACATTTCACCTCGTTTCTATAAAAGAGTATAACACAGAATACAGAAAGAATTGTAGACAAATTTAAGACAATTTAGCGGCCAGTATAAAGTTTGCGATATTTTTCAAACTCCTTCTGCGGACTCCAATCAAAGGAGGGCAGACCGCTCAAGAATCCACGTACATAAGAAGTGGCACGTTTTCCAAGGGTAGCTTCACCAATGTCGTTAAAAAATTTACCAGCATCACCTACCTTAGCCAAAGCGTCATTATCACGGCGATAACCACGAGTGCGCTCACGGGCTTCCTCGGCAACGGCACTATGCGCACCAGCACCAGCAAGAAGCTCAACCACCTGGGCATCAGACACTTTAGCAGAATTAACAATATTCTGTTTCATTTGTTCAACCTGCCATGGAAGCATAAGTTCAGAAACCATTGACTGCGTATTCTGATAATCTTCCAAGGTTTTGTAATACTTAGACTGGGACTTAGCGAGATCATAATCGGCATCTGCTTTATCTGCGTCAGCATAATTTTTAGCAGTCTGACTACGCATCTGGTTTATTTGTTCATCAAGTTCCTTACTTCTAAGTCGAGTTTGAACAGCAGAAGATATGCCACGAGCAAGAGGGTCGAGAGCATTTTGGGCAGCGATAGAAGCATTAGAACCAGTACCGCCAGCAGAAGAAGTAACCGTAAGAATACGGTTAAAACCTGCCTTTTCGTAATCATCAGCTTCCCACTGGTGGCGATTTTGTAATACCTCACGTTGGAAATCTCTATCAGCTTGGGCGGCAGCGGCGTTAGCAGAGTTCGCACTATTTTGACCAGCAAAACCAAGAACACCACCGACAAGGTCGCCAACAATATCTCCGAGAAAACTCATATCATCACATCCTTGTCAAGCCGGGAGTACTATAAATAGGCATAGGACGAATACACTGCAAATCCATATAAATATCAATATAGAAATGAGGCTCCGAAGGAACAGCTACTATACGGGATACAGGCGGGTTATCAACTATAAAGTCACTGTTTAAAACAGGGGCAGCTTCAAAATCCTGCGACAAATGCCAACGGTCTAAACCGCTATCAGTGTTTGACTTAAATAAGCCGGTAATTAAAGACGGATAGTAGCGACATTCGCCGTAACGTTCCTGATAACCAAAGACATTAGTATCCGACTCAGTACCACGGCAATCAATCTCACGTGTATAAACAACTTGTTCACCTAAATGGCTAAATTGCGGCCAATAAAGTTCTTCACGGGTCTTATAACTCCACTGTTTCCACAACGGCTGTTGATAAGTCAAATCAGCACGGATAGAAAACAGACCAATAATAATCATATGCTCAGTAGCGGAGTAACTAAACGCATGATGTTCATTTCTAAATACAGCATAAGCGGCAAGATTACCTTGCGGGCTAGTTTCAGAAGATTGGGCAGTCTGCTCAACAGGATTGATATTAATACGAGCCTGACCGTGACCGAGAAATTCCGGACGCTGAAGCCGAGCGTCAGGAGATTTTACACCGAACATAGAATAAACAATTTCGGTATAGCGATTACCACAAGAAGCAAGACGTTCAAGGAAATGTTGCATTGCAAAAGCTTCACGCAAAGTGTTAATAGTAACCGCAGCAAGACTAGAAAGGTCGGCATAAACACCAGGACCAGTTAAACTGCCAAAAACATCGGGTTCGCCAAAAGTAATTGCATTAAAAAGAGTATCAGAAGCACCATCACGAGCAGTATACGAAGTAAGTCTAGTACCAGAAGGAGCTTGCGTATACTTAGCCATAACAGGAGCATCACCAGAAAGTGAAATCTCTACACCGGGGCCAGCCTGCGGGAAAGGCAAGCAAGAAGTATAATAATCAAAACGCTTACCACGGCGCATGAGGACATATTTATCATCATAATTATGGGTGCTATCCTCATTGTAGTCACCAAACTCAATACCAATAGGGTCCTGCAAATAATCAGATCTAAACCAGTCATTGTAAATCAAAGCGTAAGCACGAAGCGGCAAGATACTATGAGAATAACCAGTAACTTTAGTTGGAAGTCCAAAATAATCTTCAAGAGAGTTTGGTTGGTAAGCAGTAGTTACCGTACGATGTGGAATCTCGTAAGTAGTAATTTCACCGGAACGATTAACTTCACCCATAAACTCTTGAAATTTATCCCAAACAAGGCGCCATGGGACGCCAAAATAGAAGGTATCTACGAAAAGATTATCCATAATAGGGAACACTGGTGTTGCCATGCGACCAAATATGGTAGCGCGACCAATAAAAGTATCGCCAGGATACATAATGTCATTGTAGAAAGGGACAAGATAACCTTCTGAACAAGTAGTTTTGTAAGTAAAACTGCGATTAATACGGCTACGCTGAATATTAGCCTCTGGTACATTGCTAAAGCGATGTATCATATTTGATTTCAAAAGAATCACATCCTTTTTTTTATTTTTACCCGCATGGAATAGCTAAAAACGTAGGCTCCATGCGGGGGGTGTCACCTAGCATATATATGAACAAGTAGTAAAAGCTAGGCTCCGTTCACAAAATTCACTCCGACCCCTTCGCTGACTCGGGGTTGACAATTTCTACCTTTTGAACAGTTTCAACAGGGCGCTTATCAACGGCAAGACCCATTTTAATAACTTCATCTTGGTTATTCACATCCGTTACAAATTCAAAAAATTTATGTGGATCGTTATTAAAACGTTCACGTATTTCAGGGGAAAGCAAGTCAAAACTTTCCAAAGCACGTCTTTGAGCCATAAGAACATTACTGAGAGATTGTTTAAACGGGTCAAACTCACCAAAAATAGGACGGCGAAGCTTACGTGCAAGAAGTCCGGGATAATATTCGCCAGTACGAATATAGTTATCACAGAGTTTATTAATATCACATTGGTTTACAATAGACTCATCTTGTACAGTAAGAATAACACCATTATTAGCAGCATAACACCGAGTAGAGGGACTAAAACGAGATAAAACATTACTCATAATCTCCAACCTCCTCTATGAGGGGGCTGTTGTAAATTAATAGACTGGGTACGGTTACCGACAGCAGTAAACAATCGGCGAGAGCCTTTGCGAGAAACTTTTTTACGTTGTGCCATGATTAAAAATCTCCTTTC